TCGGCATCTTGTTCTCAGCCAAAAGCTGCTCGCAGGCCTCGGCTGCCTCATTGTAGTGGCCCGACCAGTAGGCGCTGACAGCGAGCTCATCGAGCAGACCGTATTCATAGATCCACGCTTCCATGAACAGCGCGCCGGCGGGCATCGGTACACCCAATGCTGCCTTGGCGCCTTCATAAGCCTCCTGATAGCGGGCTTTCGTGCGCAAGAAGCGGCTGAGGTCGTGCAGAGCCTCGGCCCGGTGCGGGAACGACGCATGTGCCGCAGCGAAGGCCGCAATCACCTCGTCATCCGGCTTATCCAGCGCAACCAGGTAACGTGCCGAGAACAGCAGGCCGACATAGATCTCTTCCTCCCAGTGCCCCAGCGTGGCGCGCTTCTGGAATGCCTCGATCGCCTCTTCAGGCATGCCTGCGTCCTTGTAGGACATGCCTAGATAGAACTGGTATCGGGCGAGCAGCAGAGGATCCGTCTCACTGGCAAGCGCCTTCTGGATCGCCTCAACGTCGCGCTTAAACACGTCCTTGTCCTTGCGCCGCGCACCGTCTGATCCAACGCGGATCGTGATGCCGGTCATGTGCGCCTGGGTCTTGGCGTCATCGGCGTGCAGGAATTCATGGACCACGCCACGGTAGCGCCACGGCAGCAGGTTGCTCACCATCTGCGGCCGGGCATAGCGGATCGGAGAATAGTCGATGTCGACGGTGACGCTGTCGGCCTCGAGCCGCGGTATGATGGCACCATCCGGCACCATCAGCACATCATCGGCATCCATGATCAGCGAATAGTCCGCGTTGTCCCGGGCCAGTTCCAGCGCCTGGCTGCGATTGGTGGCGAAATCGACCCATGCATGTTCGTGGAGCTCGCCTGGTATGGCTGCCATCACCCGCCGGATCACATCCTGCGTGCCGTCGGTCGAACCGGTGTCGACGATCGTCCAATGGTCGATCGCACCCATGACCGACATCAGGCAGCGCTCAATGATCGTGGCCTCGTTCTTCACAATCATGCAGAGGCCGATGGTCTGGCCGGCGCGGAGATACTTGCCGGCATTCGCGCGGGCACGAAGATAGGTCGTGTCGACCGGTGCGCGGTGCTTCAGAGTGCGCACGATCTCCTCGCTGAGCGGCAGGCCGGCATGGTCGCGATCAACCCATCCCTGGAGAATGGCAGCCAAGTTCGGCGGCTCATCCCAGCCCAGTTGCTCGCGGATCTTGCCGGCAGACGCCAGCCGATCTTGGCGCGTCGCCGCGAACAGAGTCCACCATAGGCGCATATCGCGCATTCGCGGGTTTGAATGCCCGGGGCGACAGACGAAGTGTAGCGCCGGATTCGGCACCAACGCTTGGCCGGTCGTGAACGAATACGTTTCGGCGATCGCGGTATCGGCGAACCAGAACGGGAATCGCTCGTCGAGGAACCCGGCCTGCTCGATCCATTTGCGATGGCACATCAGAACCGTCGCTTGGTTCGGGCTGTTGCTCTCCGTCCACGCCAAGACGCCGATGCGCGGATCGGTGGAGGCGAAGTGCTGGGCGCAGATGACATCCCAGTGCGGGGTGGCGATGATCCCGTCGTCCGGAAGTGCGATCACGACCTCGGCATCTGTCAGCGCCAGGCAGCGGTTCCAGCAGGCACCAGGGCCGAGCGGCCGCGGGGCGATACTGAGATTCACCTTGCCGTGGAACTGATAGAACGGCGTCAGTTTGTCGTCATCGTCGCAAGCGATCAGGAACTCAAGATCGTGCTGTCCGCTCGCCAGCATGCGGGCCGAGCCGATCACAGCGGCGACCCGCTCCGGGTGGCCCCGCGTCGCAATTATGCAGGCAAATTTCATTGGCCCCTCCTATCCGGGGCCCACTCCAGCCTGAACGAAGGTGGCCGTGAGCGATCCCGTTCCGCTAGCTGTACGAATCCGAGCATACAGCGGAACGAAGGGAAGTTGCACGAGGGCGCTGCCGGTTGCACCCACCGCGCCTGTGGACGACCACGTCATGCTGGCGACGGGAACCGCAAAGCCGCTCTGGTTGTTGGGGTCGTCGAGCGACACCTGAAGATCGTAGTTGATCGAGCCAGTGGCCGAGATCTGGATGACGACGGACGGATAGGCCCATTCATCCAATCGAACCATGCCGCTGGTGGCGCCGGTCGCAGCCGCCAGGGTGATGCTCTGAGGCTTCATATCCTACTCCCATTCTGGGCGGCAGCCCGCAAAGGGGAGAGGCGCGCCCTCCTCGATTTCTAGCTGACGTCCTCTGTCTTGTGACCGCGCGGGCTCGAGCCGGCGGCGGCCGAGCTCATCGGCGAGAAGTTGGAACCGGCACGACCGCCGGACGCCCGCACCGAACGACCCGCGCTCTTGGCGATGCTGCCCTGGACAGGACCGATGTGCTTGGCGTGCCCCATGTGCTTGCCGGTCTCATGGTGCTTCACACCCCCGCCCGACTTGCGCTTGGCGCGCCCACCGCGCTTCTTCTCCTCGGCCGCGTCCTGGATCTTCGGCGCGTTGTTGTAGCGCTGCGGCTTGGCGTTCTCCTCCGCCTTGTAGTCCGCCCGCGGGCTGCCGAAATCCTTCTCGCTGCCCTCGGCGGCGCCGCCATTCTTCCGTGCACTGCGACCCTTCATGGTGCGCTCTCCTAGTTTGCGTCGTCGCTGGTAGGGACCTGCGAATAGATGATCGTCACCTGAGCATACGGAGCCCCGGTCGGGGCCGTGCCGCTCATCGCGATACTGGCCGCCACAGTGCCTATCTGCAAGTCCGCACTGCCGGTGACGCTCTGGTTCGTCATTGCGGCCAACTGCGCCGCCGTGAAGGTCGGGCGCGTGCGGCCGGTGGCCGTCATGCTGACGTTGCTGGCATAAGTCGTGGCGCCCGCAGTGGCACCGACCGACAGCGTAGCGCCCACGCCGGCGCCAAATCCCGTCAGGGTGTCCACGATGATGTCGATGATGTTGGCTCGGCCGCCGCCCAGGCTGGCCGATGGCAAATACAGGGTCGCAGAGACCGTCCCGGTGCTGCCGCTGGCACCCGCGAGCGTCATCGACTGCTGCAGGACAACGGGCCCCTGGTTGAAGGGCCAACTGACCGGCGGTGATCCGGTCGCCCCAACTGCATCCTTGTTGGGACCGACCAGCAGGGGACCGGAAAGGGTGCTCTTGGCCATCAGGCGTCCTTCTTCGTCAGGGCGACGACGTTGTCCGCAAGCGCCGCGTACTTCTCGATATAATCGGCCGCTGCGCGCAGCGTCTCCGGACTATCCTTCGCCAGACCGAGCATCCCATTGCATGAGCCACATAGCAGAGCGCGGATGCGATTGGTCGTGTGGCAATGGTCGACGTGCATGACCTTGGGCGTTCCCTTGAAGATGGCCGTTTCCGGTTTCTGGCAGATGGCGCAGACGCCTTTCTGCTCAGCCATCATCGAACCGTATTGTTCACCCGTCATGCCATAGTAGCGCTTCAGGCCGTAATGGCGCTGCTGCTCTAACGGCATCTTGTAAACACGCCGCCCGTCCTTCATCGACTTGGCAGTCGGAAAGCGCGGGAGTTTGAGGTTGTCGATGCGGAGATTAGCGGAGTCTCCATCGATGAACTGGACGGGCACAGATGGCCATTCGCCGTAGTGAAGCAACCATGCGACACGCGCGGCTGGGGTGTCGACGCCTTGGAAGACGATGTAGCGATAGAAGCGTTTGCTGGCAGTCGTCGTCACCGACTTCATAGAGCCGGCTTCACTACCCGCTCGGATGGCGCGGGCCGGCGCCTTGAGCCAAGTGAACTTGCCACTCAGCGGATCGTAGCCGATCCACTCCGCCACGTATTCGCGGGTCATTTCGATCTTCTTTGGCATGCTTTCGGTCCCCTGATTGGAGGCCGCATCATGCTCAATGATGGAAACTTCCGCAAGCACTTTCTGTTATTCCCTTCCGTCGATCACAACACTCTAAGTCGTTCAGCTTGTTGGGAAAATTCCGTAGATGGCCCTCGGATTGTAATAGCCGAAACTATACCGAGCATAGCCTTTCACCAGCAAATTGTCCGTGGTGAAGTCGACCTGCATGTCCGTCTCGAACGGGATGCGATCCATGTAGGAGAGGCCATCGATGTTGGTGAGGAGGAACCACGCGAAGGCCGAGGTCAGGTAGTCGTTCGTCATGTACGACTCGGGCAGGCCGCCCGCGGTCGTGTGGATCGCATTGACGTCGTTGTCGGCGGTGCCGGGCCGCAGCTCGGTCTTCAGCAGGCGGATGGCGACGGGCTCGAGCTGGGGCGGGATCAGCAGCTTGCGCGCCCGGGCGTACATCTTGAGGCCGGCCTGGTCGCGGAAGTTGGTGCGGACCGAGATCATCGAGTTGAGCAGCGTGGCCTCGTTCAGGCCCACTTGCGTCGTCGGCGTGTTGGCGTAGGTGCCGCCGTCGATCGGATGGGCCGTCGAGCACAGCGCCACGCCGTCGCCGCCGATCGCGTTGATGTAGGTGGTCGCGGTGTTGAGGAGGTTCGCGCCGAAAATTTCCTTGGTCTGCTGGAAGCTCTCGAGCAGGCCGAGGTTGGCGGGATGGAATTGGGTCTTGTAGAGGTTGTCGTCGATGGCCTTGCGGGTCATCGCATAGCCAAGAGCAATCTCGGTGTGCTCCTGGTTGTAGACGTACCGCTCGCCGGCCTGGTTGTCGAAAGAGGTCTGGCCGCCTTCGGTCTTGAGCTGCGCCAGCCCCAGGTAACGCATCTCGGCGGTGCGCTCCAACGCCATGTTGGATGTGTGCCGCGTATAGATGCGATCGTACTGGGGCGGGATCTGTTCGTACTTGCCTGTAATTCCACGCAAGCCGGGCAGAAGCAGGTCTTTTATTTGAGCCAGATTAACGGCCATCTCTCACCTCAATTCCAGGCATGGCATTCAAATGTTTCCATGCGCCGCCGATGCGAATTTTCCAGATGGTCTGCTTCGCTACACCGTATTGCTTGGCGAGTTTGCCGAGAGACAGCGCAGACGCTTTGATCTCAACCACCTCTTCGGAAGTCAGCTTGGACGTACCGATCTGCTCGCCGCGCACATCGCGGCGATCGCGCATCTCGCGCTCTGCCACGTTCTGTTTCTGTGTGCCGACGCTGAGATGATTGGGGTTGATACAGCGCGGGTTGTCGCATGAGTGCAATACCTTCATCCCGTCAGGGATTGGTCGATTGAACGTCTCATACGAAACACGATGCGCGCTCTGGTTTTTGCCATTGTGCCAAAGCAGCCCATAGCCGTTGCGCCGCCAGCCGTGCCATTCCCAACATCCGGTCGCCACAAGACGGCACTTGCTGAAGAGCGTAGCCCTCAGCAAGTCGTGTGGCGTGACCACCCGGAATTCGATTGGGTCGCTCATCAGGATATGCCGGTCGGGCCGGCGCCGTTCGCGCGCAGCCACTCGTTGTTGAACCCGACGATCACGTCATTGCTGGCCGTGGTCGGATCGGCGCCGTCGGCGCCCGGCGGGAACGTCAGCAGGGCGGTCACGATGAACGGGAAGGTCACCGTCGTGCCCAGCGAGTTGAGGTAGGCGCCGGACCGGCCGTTCGCCGTGTTGCCCGTGCCGATCGCATACTGCGCATACTGGCCGACGGGCGAGGACGTGAACGCCGACAGCGTGCCGGTGATGTTGAAGTTGGTGCTGAAGCCCTGGACTTGGAAGCGGGCATTCGGATCGTCGACGACTTGGGCGGTCACATCGCCCGTCGCATCGGAGCCAGGCCAGTAGTTGCCCCACACCGTGCGCTTCTGGCTCGTCGACAGATAGTTGCACCCGTTGAAGATACCGTCGATCCGGACCGTGCCGGGCACACCGCGCGTGATGTAGCCATTTGCCGTGCTGATCACCGGATTGACCGGGTCGCCGGAAAAGAGGGCGAAGGTGTTGGACGACGCGATGAGCCGCTGCGTCTCGGCGAAGGTGGGGGCACCGCCCGCGCCACCCTGATATTGCTGGAACCCATTTGGGTTGAATGTATTCGCCATGGCTGACGACCTCTCCTTGCGGAGGGTTCCATCGTCAGCGCGCCGGGGCGACTACAGGAACAGGAAAACTTGGGGCTGCTTCCACCGAGGAAGCGAGTGGCCGCAAGATAGTCACATAAATTATGTGGCGTAAAGCGGAGCCTGTGGAGAAGTGCTCATGGTCGCGACCCATAGGCCGTCGCGCGCCATCGCTCCCGTTTCAAACTGACCATAAGCGCATGCACGATACCCCAAAGGAAAACCCCGCCGCAACTGGTGCGACGGGGCGGGAAGTCTCTTGCAGTCGGCCCCCTCAAGGGCCACAGCGCAACGCTATCGCTATTCCTTGGGCACCGCAATCGGCTCGTAGGTGTGGCTGATCTTCGGATCGGCGCCGAGGCGTGCGCCGTCGTTGCGCTGGAACGTCGTGCCCGCCGCCGGCGCGCCCAAGCGCTGACGATTGATCTCCAAGCGCTCCATCGCCTTGCGCTTCTCGCGGATGCGCTGGGCATCGGTCACGATGCGCGGGCACTCCATCAGGATCTGGCCGCCGCGTTCGATCAGTTCGAAATGGCCGCGGGTAGGCATGAGTTCCGGATGGCGAGCCGCTGGCACCGCGCGCCAACCTGCCATCTCAAGCGCCACCATCTCGCCCGGGTTCTCGGCTCCGA